TAGCGGAGGAACCATCCAATACAATTGGGAGGCAGATGATACAACCGATTCTGGTATTTTTTATGGGGAATTTCAATTGTTATACAACGACGGAAAGAGACTCTCAATTCCTCAAATAGGGGCCATAAAAATCGAAATAGAGAACGATGTAAATCCTTACTAACACAAATTACCTTAAAAAGAAAAAGCGGGCTTAAAACCCGCTTTTTTCATTATTATTAATTTAGTAAGTTCCTCCGTCAATATGATCCGCCATCTAGCAAATCCAGCTCGGCCAACACTCTTACACCGTTAGGGGCTGATACTGTACCTGTTTCTCTAATTCTTAAATCATTTAAGTTTGTGGCAAATGATCTATTATCAACACCTGTAGCTGTACCTCTAATATCAAAGAATACGTCTCCAGCAGCAACACCATCACCATCTTGAATTGACCAACCTGCTCCAAGAGAAGTTGAAACTGTTGATGCTGTTGGATTGTAGTTTAAGAAAATATTATTATCTTCAATATATAATTCTGAAGTAAATCCACTTATTGCTTGTCCAATTATCAATACATCACCATAAATTGTTGCAGATGTACCTGATTGTCCAGGAGCACCAACTGTAATATGTTTTGTGTTTAATGTGTCTGCATTTGCATCATATGTAAATCCAGCCTCATCAGTCAATCTTCCGCCTACTCCAGCATAGATAACTCTACCTGCAGTTAAACTTGAATCTGTGAAACCTGTTGCAGAAACTAATCCTGCGAATACAGGAGAAGAAATTACATTAACCGTTGGGTGATTTGCTGATCCGCCAATAGAAATGTTTGTTCCTGCCGTTACATCATTTACAAATAAATTACCTAAAGTTGTTCCACCTGATTGTAATAACCCTGTAAAGTTTCCTGTTCCAGAAACTGTTAATCCATTTACCGAAGGAGAATCAACAAGATTTATTGTTGGATTATTTGCAGTGCCTCCTGTTGTAATATTTGTTCCTGGTTGAACTCTAGTTGATGTTAAGTTTGAAGTTATTCCTGTTATTGCAGAATTTATAACTGTTCCAAGATTTGTGCTTCCTGAAAAGAAAGTTGTTGCAGATACGTTTGTTGCAACTGAATTTCCGCCTGTTGATATTCCTGAATAAGTAATATTATTTAAAGAAGGAGAATCAACAAGATTTACTGTTCTGTGATTTGCAGATCCGCCAACCGTTGTATTTGTTCCGTTTGATATTGTGTTTACAAACAAACCACCAATATTTGTTGATCCTGAGAATAAAGTACCACCAGAAACTGTTGTTGCAAATAAAGTGTTTAAAGTTGTTGCGCCTGAAACAGATAATGAAGCTAAAGTTGCAGCTGATATATTTACAGTTGGAGCATTAGCTGTTCCTGCTGTGTAAGTATTTAAACCATTTCCAATAGAAGTAATATTTTCTGTTGAATTTGCTATGTTATAAATAATTGTTTCAAGAGAAGTACCTGCAGAATAAAATCCTGTTGTTGCAGATACGTTTGTTGCAACTGAATTTCCACCTGTTGATGTTCCTGAATAAGTAATGTTATTAAACGAAGGAGAAGCAACAATATTTACGATTGGGTATTGAGATGAACCACCAATTGTTGTGTTTGAACCTGCTGATACACCTTTAACAAATAATGAATCAACATTTGTTGAACCAGAATATAAAGTTGTTGCAGATACGTTTGTTGCAATTGAATTGCCACCCGTTGATGTTCCCGAATAAGTAATATTATTAACCGAAGGAGAATCAACAAGATTTACTGTTCTATGATTTGCAGACCCACCAACTGTTGTGTTTGTTCCGTTTGAAATTGTATTTACAAATAAACTACCAACATTTGTTGATCCTGAGAATAAAGTTCCGCCAGAAACTGTTGTTGAAAATAATGTATTTAAATTTGTTGCGCCTGTTGCAGTTAAAGTATTAAAAGTTCCTATCGATACAGTTACATCTGGTTTACCTTGATTTAATTTTAATGTTAATGTATTTGGAACCCATGTAGCACCTGTTGTATAAGAGTCTGTTGAAGCTGCGATATCTGTGATATCAGCTAATACAAATCCTGTAGATGTACCTGATAAAAATTTATTAGATAAAACATTTGTTCCTTGATATGTAGAAATTTTACCTGTATCACCACTGATAATAAAATTATCATTAATGTTTAAACGGTTTGTAATCTTTTGATTATAAAGTGCAGAACCAACTTCAAAAACACCTGTCTGTGTTGAAGGTTCGAAACCACCGCCTGTAACAGCAGAAAATTTAAGAACACCATCATATAAATTTATAAATGGTTCTCCCATTAAAGCAGTTCCTGGGATTGAACCTCCTGTGGTCTGTTTATCTCTAAGGGTTATTGTTACATTTCTTTGTGCCATATCATTTTATTTTATTATAAATATATTTATTTTTTTATATTACCACGTTCCAGCACTTAAAGTATCGTTTATTGCTAAGAATTTTTCGTCTATAGAAACACCTGATAAAAATATCTGATCTGAGTAGATTGTTTGAGCTGTTACAGTGCTCGCTGTAAATCCAACAAACACACCATTTACAATATTTAAACTCCTAAATCTCTTAATAGGAGTTCCCATGTCTACCACATTATCGGCAATAGGATCTAATTCTGCTCCTACATAGAAAGTATTGGCCGTAGCCGAACTAAAATATGCCGTAGGTGTTGATCCTGTAAGTGAATCTATAGTGGCTGTAATTGAACTGAAATTGTAATTGTAGCCGCTCATTACCTGGTAATACTGATACTCAGGGTTATTTCTTGGATCAGGGAATATTAAATTCATATTACCAACCTCCTCCTTCTAGCGTGTATCCAGATAAAATTATATTATTTTCAGTTACTGTTGTATTGCCTAAAACTAGTTCTTGAGTAGACACTCTTGTTGTTGCTGTGAAATTAACAGCAATACCGTTAACTGTATTTAAATCTCTAAATCTCTTAAAAGGAGTTCCAACATCAACAACATTATCAATTTTTGGTTCTACCAAAGTTGAAACGAATAAAGTACTTGCAGTTGTGTTTCCTATGAAATCATATGGACCACCTGTTCCTCCTGATATTGCCAAATAATTCCCTGTTATTCCAGTTGAATTAGTTGCTATATTAGCTATTATTTGTTCAAGATTGGTACTTCCAGAATAAAAAGTTGTTGCTGATAAATTTTGAGCAAATAAAGTATCACCAGTGACCGTGCCGCCACTTAAATTTAAAAACTCTCTCTTTATTGGCTGAAAATAACTACCTGACATCTAATAAAATCTTATTTATAAATAGAAACTAAAAATAAGTAACAAGGCAAAAAATAAAATTATACTTCAAAAAAAAAGGCGCATTTTATTGCGCCTCTTAATTGTATTTTTTATTCGATTAGAAATCTTCGAAGTTCGCACCTGTAGGAAGAACTTGGAATGTCAAGTCAATGAATTCAGCAGTTCTTGTAGGTTTCAACTGAATCTTACCAACTAAAGTATTTCTATCAATTGTTTCGTTTGTATTGTTGCTATCATCCATTACAACCTTGAAAGCTGTAAGACCTCTTTGGTTCTTAATCTGTAATAAGATAGGTTCTACTTTTGCAAGGAACTGATCTCTTAAAGTCTGATCGTTTTGTTCGAACACAAGAGTTTGAGATGCCGCAGCAACTAATCTTCTAACTTGAAGTAACAATCTTCTAACATTAATTCTGTCAAGAGCAGAAGGTTTTGATTGAAGAGTTTTTTGACCCCAAACAACAACACCTTCTTGGATGTAAGTTGCAATAGGATTAACTCTACCTTGATACAATGTATCTCTGTCTTGTTTCTTAAGCTTAATATCAGCTCTAACTACTGAAGGACCTGCAAGACCTCTTTGTGAACCAGCAGGAGCATTCCAAGGGTTCGCTACATTGTCTGTATAAGCAATAGCTCTAACAGCCATAAACGTAGGAGATTGGTATGAATATTTACCTGTATTAGGATCCACCATTTGAACCCATGGCCAATATGTTGTAGCGTAGTTAGAATCAATTCCAGTAGATTCAAGAGTAGCAACAACTTCATCAGCCGTTCCTTTTTCTGTACCAACTGTTAATCTAGGGGCATCAATAATATAAAGAGAGTCAGCTCTATCTTCGATAATTTCAAGAGAATATTTTATGATATCATCATTGTTTTCATAATCTAAGCCTGGAGTTGCAAATAAGTTAATATCAACCTCTTCAGGTGCAGACATTAAATCAATACCATCTTTAAACGCTTGTACGTTTGCGCCTGGGTCTGCAAATGGATAAGCACCTGTAAATTCTTCATATAATTCAGAATATTGTTGATACTTGTCCCATCCGTCAAATCCACCTATAGGAGCAAGAGTAAATTTAAGTAAACTCTTGTCTACTAAACCACTATTGCTTGTATAAGCTGTTAAACTATTTTTATTACCACTAGAAAATTTAGTTGATTCTGCTGTGTTTTCCATGTGGAAACCTTTAATTTGGCTCATTCCACTAGATACACCTCCATCATAAGAGAATAAATCACGCTCAACAGATTTAACTGAATTCTTAACAGAAATTTGATTTTGAGTTAAACTAGTATATCCAAGTTCAGAAATACCAAGGTAAGTTCTAAATTTAGAATCTCCTGAGAAATATTCTGTTTTGTAATATATGTTAGTATTTGTAATACCGCTTATTCCTGAATCTCTTAGATAAGCACCTTCAAAACCTGCAGGCACAGTATTAACTGGATGATTCTCTTCCATGTCAACTGTAATAAACATTGACTTTCTTGGGAAAGATTCATCAGTTGTACCAATTACTCTTCCGATGTAATTTGAGGCATCTGGGTTTAAAGAAAGGTTTGACCATCTTTCAAGAGCAGTTTGAGAAGCTGTTTGATCAGTATCATCAAAATTTCTTACAATAAGGTCAAAAGTATAATTGTTGATATCAAGATTTGCAATAGAGATTTTAATTTCTTTTGATGAAGAATCTCCATCAGAAATAGTTTGAACTCTAAATATTCTTCTTACGTCAGTTCCGATAACTCTAGATACAATCCAAGGAGTTATTGCGTTTGAATAAGAATCATTAAAATCTGTATAAGCAGCTTCTGTTGAATAAACAAGAGAAGTTTTTAAGTTTTGTATATCACCTCTAGCAGAAGCTTCTCTCACGAAGTGAGGATAAATTCTTTCTACATAGAAATTAGGATTACCACTTGAAGTTTCAGGACTCTTACCAAGAATTTTAGTAATATAATTATCACTAGTCTCGTCCATAGATACAGTGTAACCACTATTTGTTACAGCAGTTAAAGGACCTGTAGAAGCAGATAACATAAATGCTCCAAGTGTAGACGATACTGCGCCAATTTTAATTTGATTTTCTTGATTGTAATAAAAATTATATGGAGTAGTTTGAGTTCTTTTACTTCTAAGAACAGCAAGTGTAGCTCCAGAATATTGACCTCTGTTTTCAACTTGGTCTGCTGTAAGAGTAAACACTTCTGTACCAGCAGAAGTAATATAAGTTGAAAGACTTGTTCCAACAACAGAAATTTGATTTGAAGAGAAGAAAGTTGGATTAGCTGTAACAATTGCATTATACCAAGCTGTTGTAGAAACTAAGTTACCACTAAAACCAACAGCAACGTTGTTACCAGCTGTAGTAGCTGATACTGTATTGTTTGACATTACTGGATCAACAGTAGTTGTAAATGTCCAAGCAGTTACAATAGGTGAATTAGCCACAGTAAGAGTCATTCCTGTCTCAACTGTACTTCCGCCATATTCTAAAGAGTCATCAGCAACAATTAACCAAGCGCCAGAGTTTTGAAAACCTGTTTTACCAAGTACTCTAGTTATAACTAATTCGTTTGATTGTGACAAGAAAGCACTTGCAACATAAGGCATTGGATATTTTGGATCAGTACCACCAAACCTTAAATTATATCCTTCTGAAGTTGTGATTTTGATAGGTTCGAAAGCAGGCCCTTTTAAGGTCTTACCAACTAATCCCAATCTAGTAATACCAATTCTTGATGCGAAGATTGAAAAATCTTGCTCGTTAGTATATACCCCTGGTGAAACAAAAACTGTAGCCATATTTTATTTTTTTATTTATTGTTTTTAATTTTTTTATCTTTTGTATCAGAACTTTCTTCTGTATATTCTTCAACTTCTTTTTTTGCTTTATCTAAAGAATTTTTTTCTTTTTCAATTTTAGTTGTTACTACATTAACTTCGCTAACAACTTCAAACCAACCTCTATTAAAATCTTGTGTGTTTATAACCTGACTTAAATCAATCAAATCAACCAAACTAACAACAGAACCGCCAGGAATAATCGCTCTTTGTATAGAAGCTCCGTTTCTGTAGGCGATTGTGTTAGTTCCGTGTTTTTTATTCTTTATTGTCATTAATTAAAGATTTATTATAAATATTAGAAAAATTATCATTTCCCACTTTTTTGTTCAGAAATTTTAATAGCAATCTTATTAATCGTATTAACCTTCTCAAAAGAAGAGGGGTCTAATAATTTTCCATGAACAATTATTGGTATTGTAACCGAATAAAGTTTCTCTGAAGCCAACTCTTCTTGTATGGTCTGAGAAGGATCTGATATTACAGAAGCCATATGATGTCCATTTACATTCAGATAACCTTGACCGTTTGAATATCCGTCTCTCAAGATTTTTTCATAATATAGATTAACATCAACCATATAGTGAGCTGATAAAATCATCTCGTATTCCACATCAACCCAAGTTGGTTGAGGAATTTTATAAAGAAAATAACTCTTCAGAGTTCCATCAAAATTTGGAACTTTTAGCCATGTAAATTTTTTATTTACAGGAATAGTTCTTTTTAAGGGCGAAGTACCTGGTTTTACTGATTTTCTAACAAGAGCTATGAAAGGTCTTGATAACTCTTCTCCGAATTCATATCTCATATCTTTCCAATTCATTTTTCTCTCGGCCCATAATTCTTGAGCAAGATAAATTACAGGCACTTTTTTTGTGTTACCTGTCTCATCTTCAACACTTAAGTTTAGATTTTTTATGAATTCAGTAATAGCTAAATCAATGTCTTCCAAGAACAATCCTTGTGGAAGATAATTATGATTTTGAAAATCTTTATCTAAATTTTTTCCAATATTATCAAGAATTGACATGGTAAAAAGCTTGTTTCAAATAAATAGTTTTAAAAACTTGATATGTTAAAGTTTTTGTACTATATTTGAGAGCTTTTTTACCCTACAATCCGTTTTTCTTAGGGGCGTTGATTTCGATTGTAGGGGTTTTACACTGGAAGATGGTAGTAGCAAGTCTTTAAATGTGAAATTTTCAAAATCAAACCTTACCAATCGACTGATCAACAGTTGATTTTCTCTAGAAGAAGCTCATGGTTTTCAAGCCTTGGGGGGTAAGGGGGGCGTTGAATTTTTTGAATTTTTTCCTAAAATCTGGTAATAACTCCTATACTATTAGTAAACAGATTACTAGTAGTAATAAGGCGCAGTTTTTAGCGACCTTGAAAAACATCCTCATCGACCTCAACAGCTGTAATTGTGATATAAAATCTTCTATCTCCAGCCCATGAAAATTCGTTTGAAATTTGCGAATAACCGTCATCCACGATTTTATAAAATTGTCCTTTATATCCTAAAAAGTGGCCCATTTTAATTCCTGAAACAATAACATTTGTTCCTTGTTCTTTTGTGATCAGACCTAATTCTTGTAATTGGTCTATGTAAACGTGAGCAGTAAGTTTACCCATACCTTTCTTTTCAATACCTCCAGCTACTTGATAGCTAGGGGCTTCTGTCTCTACATTAATTCTACCAAAAACTTGAATCTCTGGAAGCCATACTTTTCTCTTGGCCTCCCCATAAAGTTTATGTGTTTTTGTTTTTGCTAGATCAATTCTGTATAATAAAAAACTTTCTTGTAAAATTCCTTCTGTAACTTCTCTACCAGCATTAGAAAAAAACTTTGCTTCTTTTTCACCAAAAAAAAGTTTAATGCCCTTAGGTTTTGCCTCATGCGCATCAAAATTTTCTGGATTTTTTCCTATTTCTGTTAAGTCAGCCATTTAATTAAAAAGTATATATTCCCATTGGTCCAAAGCCTAAAGTTTTATTAATAGATTCTTGCATTGAAGCTCTCTTTTCTAATATTTTTTCATAACTCAATTCAGCTAATTGAGCACTTAATTCTTCAATTAATTTTGATTGGTCTTCTCTTCCTGTTGAAATTAAATCATCTTTATTTAAAGTAAGTTCAGCACCTGCAATTGGTAATTGACCATTGAATTTACCTCTAATACCAAGACCTAATATTTCTTTAGATAATGCAAGAGCATATCTTTTAACCCATCTTTGTGCAACAGAATTTAATTGATTCCATGTGATGAATTTTAAATTTACATCTGCAGGAGATGAAACTAAACCATTACCTTGATTTCCAGACATACTGCCTGAATACCCTGTGAATCCTGGATTTGCAGTGTTCCCACTATATAAAGGATTTCCATAATAAGGAACTTTATCATAGTAATAATAAAACACAGTTCCAGGAGTTCCGAATCCACCACCAATACCCATATTAGAACCTGAGTTTGCATTTGTTGGATGTGGTATTGGAACTAATCTTAAAATTTTTGTTCCGTTTGGTCCTGGCTTAAGTACATAAGAATATTCAGAACCTCTTACTCTATTTCTTAACTCGGCAGCTTGCGCTGTAAGTAAAGTGTCGAACACAGGCATTACGTGATACAATGTGTAACCCGCAAATGATGCACCGAATTCACTATATGCAATATTTGTATTTGCAAAAGGATCTAGACCAAATAAGTTTACAAAACTAGGAGTGAACCATAATACTTCATTTAACTCTTGTCCCGCAGGAATAACATAATCTTGTGTTCCAGCAGTAAGAGTAATTCCTGTCATGTGTATTGGTCTAACGCTGTCAGCACCACCACCTACTTGTTCACCATATGCAGTAGCAAATGATTTTTCAAAATATAAACTGTTTGAAACATATTTTAGAGTGAAGTCATACTCAGATGGTAATCCAAGCATTTCACCCAATCTGTTATTGATAACCCAATTATTTATGAATGTAGAATATTCTTCAATAGCCATACAGATGGCTTCTTCGACTTGCTCATCATCTAATTCAACGCCCATGACAGGCTCACCTAAGAATCTTCTGATCCTACGTATAAGCTTGGCTCTGTCCTGTTCGGGCATTCCAACTAAACAACCTTCTTCGTCGCAAAATATTCCCATTTTTTATTTTTTATTATTGTCCGTATGGTTGACCACTATATAGCTGACCTCTAGAATCTAATTTATTTCTAAATCCAATATAAGTACCTGATCCAACAACAACCTGTCTAACCATGCAATCAATTTTTTGACCTGCTAACATTGGAACTATTACAGTTCCTCCTCCTTGAGCTGTAATTGTTATACTTCCTTGAGTAAGACAATAAATTTGATGAACAGTTGTTGCTGTTAAACCATCTCCTAAAACATCTGGCCCATAAGTACCTGAAGTTAAAGAAACAATTCCATAATTTGTATTGTATGTTGCCATAATTTTTATTTATAAATAGGTTAAAATATTGATTTGATTGAGTTTATCTGATTGTGCAACTTGACTTTATCCATCTTCTGAAGAGTTAAAAGTAAGAACTGTTTATCTTCTTCGTCAGGGTATTCATCATCTAAAAATTTCTTAATTTCCTCTTTTGATTTTGAGAAAATTGGTAATAATTTTTTAAGGTCTTTAAAATAACTTCCTGTGCTATTTTCTATATCTTCTTTATGTGTTTTTAATTTTTCTATCACTCTAAAAACCTCATCATCTAATTGAATTTTATTGTTGTCATGATAGTTTTGAAATGCGAATAATACATTATGATCAACCGCCTCTTTAATACTCTTTTTTAATTCTTCAAAACTTTCAAATGGTCCAAATTTTATTTCGAAATCCTTACCTCTACCACTTGTTAAACTTTTTGATAATGCTTTCCAATAAACAAAAACTTTATAAAACCATTTATTGCTTTTATTTTTTGCTATGTAAAAATTGATCGTATAGTTTTCTTCTTTCAAAGAATATTTCCAAACATCATTATCCTTGCTATCCTTTTTTTTATCAACAAACTTAAAATTATTTAATTCAGGTATATCTAATGCGTTAACATCTTGATTTACAAGACTTTCTATACTTTCTCTTATGATTTTTCTTAGATTCATTTTGTTAATAAAAGTACATAATACCTTATCTATAAATACTTTAAAAAACCTTCTTTTAAGATTCTATTTGTCAAATAGCAATAAAAATCTTACATTTACTGACATTAAAAAAAATATTATGAAATTAGAAGACGTTTCCAAAGCAAACCCAAATGCGATATTAGTACATTCTGGGGTTATATTTGATGTATTCAATCCTAAAATTGAGGACATTTTGTTTGAAGATATTGTCCATGGTTTATCAAATATTTGTAGGTATGGCGGTCATTCTCCACAATTTTACTCAGTTGCTCAGCATTCTGTATTTTGTTCATATGCAGATGGAACTCCAAAAGAACAGTTAGAATATTTAATGCATGATGCATCAGAAGCTTATTTAGCTGATTTACCTAGACCTATCAAGAAAAATATGCCAAACTACATTGTAATTGAAGATAAACTATTAAAACTTATTTTCGAAAAATTTAAACTCAACTTTCCTTTATCTGCAAATGTAAAAAAAGTTGATGATGATGTATTGAAGTTTGAATATAAATCCTTCTTTGAAGAACCAGATTCTTTCTTTAAATTTTGGACCCCTGAGGAGGCTAAGAAAAATTTTATCAATAGATTTAATTACTTAACAAATCTTATTGAAAATGATAGTAAGAAGTAGAGAAGATCAATTAAAAGCTCTTAAAAACGCTACATCTTTACTTGGGGATATTACTTTTAGCAGTGCTTATTGTTCACATTATGATCCTGAGTTTAAAGATATAATCGCCATTGACGAGTTTTTTGAACTTCATAAAAAACTAGCAAATTGGACACATTTGTGGGAAAAAAAATTAGAAGAAATAAATAAATGATACTACGCTCAGGCAAACATACAGGAAAAACTCTTGAAGAAGTTCAACGAATTGAACCTAGCTATATAGCGTGGATTAAAGAGAATAGACCTGAAATGTTGAAAGAAAAGAAACAACCTATAAAATCAGAAAGTGGTCCAAAAGAAGTTCCTGAAGAGTCTACTAAAAAATATGTACTCCCAGAAAATATAGATTTCTTAAATCAGGGCCCAGAAAAAAGATAATTAAAAAAACAAAACATATGAGTAATTCACGTTTTTCAAAAAACGGCATGATGAAAATCAGAGCCAAATTTAAAGGATCCGAAAATGATATTCTTGGTTATAAACCTGGAAAAGAATATGATTTAATGTTATTAGAACGAGGTGCTATGACTATTAGTAAAACAGACGGAGAAGGAATGTGCATATACCAATCCTTATCAGCTTTCTTAAGAAATTGGACAGATATTACACATGAGGACAAGACGAAAGCTTAAAAAACCTTCTGAATGCTCTCTAGAATAATTAGGAGAGAGATATAAGTATTGGCTTGACCAATCCAAGGTTTATTATTTAAATCACAAGCAGGACCAATTAAAAAGGAATGAGGAGTGGAGAAAATTAAATCCTGAAAAGTATAAAGAAAGCTGCAGAGAATCTTCAAAACGTAGGTGGTTAAAAATTAGAAAAAAACCTGATTGGGTGAGGCCTAAAAATGATGAAGAGAGAGAACAAAGAAAAAAGGAATCTCAACGAAAAAAATATTTAAAAGATAGAGAAAAAATTCTTAAAAAATATCATGAGAATAAAAATGATCCAAAATATAAAAAAAAGATTAAAGAGATAGCTAAAAAGTCTAAATTTAAAAAAAGGAAAAAACCTGATTGGGTTCCTCCTCAGAATGATGAAGAAAGAAAACAAAGAAAAAAAGAATCCTATCAAAAGTTTTATTTAAAGAATAAAGAAAATATTTTAAAAAAATACCACGACAATAAGAATGGAAGTAGAAAGAAATAAAAATTTACTATTATTAGTCAATAGTCTAATAAACAAAGGCATGATAGAGGAGATTATAATGGTCGGAAACATCATTAAGACTGACACTATATCAATGAAAAAATCTTTTTCAATCATAGTTAATGGCAATTGTAAAGATGATCGTATAATATATTTAAAAGAAGATTTTGATAAAGAGATTGATGAATATATAGAAGACGATAAAAGAAGTAAAAGTAGAGGATGTTGTGGTGCGTGTGGTGAAGGATATGATAATGAAGAAGAATGGAAATATAATACAAAATGTGGATGTTGTGGCAGTCCAATTCCTAAACATTTAGTAATAAAGAAAAAGAAATAATATGTGGGCCAACAGAATTACATTAGACTTTATACAGCATAATGATGCTAGAGCTAAAATTAAGAGCAAATTAGAAGATATGGGCGGCTCTGACGAATGGATAAAAGACCTTCATATTTCATGTGATGGTGGGTATGTTTATTACAAAGTAATTTTATCAAATAATGAATCTTTTACAATTTTTGATAATGGTACAGAAATAAAATAATATGAGCAGAAATCTAACATATGAAGAGTGGCTTCCTTTTACTCAATATGAGAAAAATGAATGCGACATTAAATTAAAAAGTGGAACTATAGTTAAGCATGTATATCCAAATGCTGGGTATTTTACTGAATGTTGTGGCCCTGAACGCTTCAGAGTGAGCCAGGATGATGTGGCCGAGATCATGTATAGAAAATATTATATAAACGATTTATGTAATGGAGATTGTAATAAAAAAACAATATGAATAACGAATTTTTTAGATATGAATCCATTGAATATGCCTCAACGGATATTAATGGAGAGTTTATGTCGCCAACATTTCCTGATCCTAAAATAAATTTAATAACTCTAAACTTATTTAAAGAAACTCCTAAAGGATATTGGATTGGATATGGTGATATTAATAGTCTTCATAGCGGTGAAAGATGGGTGTCTAAAACTGCAAGAAAGCGTTATGCATATCCAACGAAAGAAGAAGCTTTAAATAATTTCATAAAAAGAAATGAAAGAAGAATAAAAATTTTATCTAGACAAGTTTCTGTGTGTCAGATAGCAGTAGAAAAAGCTAAACAAATGTTACCAAAACAATAATATGGCGCCAGGATTTTATATAACACAAGGACCGCTTGCAGTTACGCAAATTAGGATTACAGGATCTGAAACTTATGCTAATGGTATAGGATATCAACAAGCAAAAATAAAACCCGAAACCAAGAAAGAGCGTGTAAAAAGAGTTGCTAAAGAGAGAATGTATGCTTCCTGGAACTCTTATAATGATAAAACTGAAACAATTAAAGAAATAAAGCAACTGTGTAAGCCTAGACATAAGGTAAATTTCATGGGCCGAAGGTTTTAAATTGCAATTTATGATGGAAAATTTTAAAGAAGTAAATAAAGAAATAGCAGATAAATTATTAAACATCACTTATGAAAGCGGTGATTTGTCTGATATTGGAAATGAAATAGGTATTATTATTGCTAAATATTTTGATGATAATAATACTAAAGATGATTTTTTCCATGGAATAAAACATGGTATTTCTTTGACTGATGGTACTCATGGATAATTTAATCAATAAAAAATGACACCTGAACAACAAAAAAAAGAAGATATTGAATTGTGGAAATTAAAAAATCACATAATAGGAATGATTGCTGATTATAATTGGAGATTAGGAGTTTTAGAAGACGCTAGAAAGCCATATATAAGCTATACAAAAGGCCCAATAAGAGGCCTTGGACTTGTTGAACCTGATTTAGAAAAAGTAAGATAAAGTTATGAATACATTATTATTAATAGCAATTTGGCTTATTCTTTCAGTTTCATTATGGCTATTTGCAGTTGCCACAAAAATTGAAAATGAAAAATTTAAACATCATGAATTCAGAATCCGAAGCGTATTTTATTGGATAGCTATAATAGCATCATTTCTAATTGGATGTGCCATTCATAATTCTTAATCAACTTAAATAGACAAATATGAAATTTACAGAAAAAGAAATACAGTTACTTAACAGACATTATACAAAAATTAAAATATTTGGCAAGGTGTTTTTATGGTGGAATACATCACCGAGAATAGTATTAAGACACTTGCAAGAATTAAATGTTAAAAATTTCACACAATCAAATGTTATAAAATCGGTTTGCAGTTGTGGTGAAAAATGGCGAGGTAGTACACAAGCTGAATTATGCAGAGATTGTGGTAAAAGACTAGGACTACAAATTGTTTTATAACAGATTAAAACATGAACAGTGGCGGGAAAAAGGGTTAATAGTATCTTCATAGACCAGTAACCCCGAAAAACACAGCGTAATGGCAACTGTTAGGTGAATTTAGCCGTTGTTTATGTTCTTTGTTCGCAAACTTGAAGTTAACGTTTCTCGGCTTTGTGCAGGTGGGGCTTCAAGGCTCAAATGTTCAACCCACCACTAATGTTTAATTGAAATACAAATGATGAATATAGTAGAAACCCCCACTTGCATAAAGCCGATGTTAGGCGTAGTGCTTTCGTTATTCGATGGTATGAGTTGCGGACAAATAGCACTCAACAGAACAGGCATTTCCTATGGCAAATATTATGCTTCGGAGATTGATAAACACGCCATCAAAGTAACACAACACAATTACCCCGACACTATACAACTTGGAAGTGTTACCGAAATTAAAGGAGCGGATTTACCGCAAATTGATTTATTGATAGGTGGAAGCCCTTGCCAAGGATTTAGTTTTAGCGGAAAGCAACTGAACTTTGACGACCCAAGAAGCAAATTGTTTTTTGAATTTGTAAGGCTAATTAAAGAATGCAAACCTAAATATTGGCTTTTGGAAAATGTGGTTATGAAAAAGGAATTTGAGCAAGTGATAACCGAACATTTAGGAGTTGAGCCTGTGAAGATAAACAGTGCTTTGGTTTCTGCCCAAAATAGAGAACGATTATACTGGGCAAACTTTCCGATTGAACAACCAAACGATAAAGGCATAAAGCTGATTGATATTTTAGAAGATACTGAAATGATTGGACCAAGTGCAATAAGAGGACGAAGATTGAATAAGGCTACTATTTTGGGCAGAAGATTGAACGACAAAGGCAAACAAGAGGATTACAATAAAGAAATACCAATTACTCAATGCCTTGAAGTGAGAGCCACAAACAGAGATAAAAGCAACTGTTTAACCACAGTAGCAAAAGACAATGTTTTAACTACAATGCCAATAGGACGACACCCTGACGCATTCAAAAACAATTTGCCTTTCCGCTATTACACAATAAAGGAATATTGCAGATTACAAACCGTGCCTGAAACTTACTTTGATGGCGTGGCAAGTGAGAACCAAATTAGAAAAATGATAGGAAATGGTTGGAATGTTGATACAATCGCTCATATTTTCGGAGGACTGTCTTAGCATTACGCCTAACGCTTTGCGGCTTTGTGTCTGTTTGCCCCTTGCACAAAGTTTCAATTTACCACAAATGTTGATGGGGCAAATAGCACAAAACCGCTGTTATATGAAGTAGGGATTATTTAGCAGAAACTTAATTTGGAACACGAAAAGAAATTTAAAATAAAAGCCTTGGGCGGGCTTCGTAAAACCCACATAAAAATAAGATGGAAAATCAAGAATTAAGAGGTGCAATATTATCAGATTGCAGACCCGAACAACCAATGGACAGATGCGAAAATGGAGCAGCTACGCCAACTCCAGACAGAGGAGGAAACAAAATTAGACAAATCAACATTGAAGAAGTGAACAGGGGTTTCATTGTTAGAGTTGGTTGCCACACATTTGCTATCAGCACTAAAGCAGAATTAACAACTAAGCTAACAGAGTACATCAATGAACCCGACAAGACTGAAAAGAAATGGTATAATGGTGATTTGTTTTAATTAATATGTGCGGTGGGCTTTTATTTTAAATTTCTAAACGAAATGTTCAATCAAAGCTCTACCGCCCTATTTCATATAACGCAAAAATTGTCGTCATGTGCGAATAATGAGCATTGCGATAATTGACCGTTATCAGACGTTTTAATGTCTGTATATAAAAACAAAAAAGGCCCCCATAAGAGAGCCTTTTTTTATAACCAATCTTTCGATTAGTAAGTATTAATGTTATCGATGTAGATAACAGCGTAGAATCTGTTGTTAACCATTTTCTTAGCATATCTAGTCATGATACCCTTTCTAGGAGTGAAATCATTTGGATCGTAGATAGTCTGAGTTAATTGTAATGGAATGTAAGGAGCGTAGATATAACCAGCTTCTAAGAACGTGTTACCTTTGTGTCCAAGTAATACTAATGGAGCAGGAAGATAAGGATCTTTGTAAACTACATATCTAGAACCTAAGTTACCAATTTTCTCAACACCTAAGTTGTATTTTTCTGACTCTGGTTGAGCAGAACCATCAACGTGGAAATACTCTAAGTCATCAAATATAGCACCAGCTTCTGCAGAACATACGATCCAGTTAGCACCACCTCTTAAAGTAGACTTATGGATTTGAGCAGAAAGCTCGTTAACTCTAGTGATTAATGTTTGGTTCCAATCCTTCTGAGTTCCGAAGAAGTTAGCGTTGTTAGAAAGACCTTTGTAATCCCATCTAGCTCTGAAAGGAGCTTGGTTAATAAGGTCGATGATGATTTCTCTATCGATTTCAGCAGCAACGTGCTCAGATAATAAAGCTGTTAATTCAGCCTCAGCATCAATTGAGTGGTATGCTTCTAAGTCTTGAGCTAATTCTGGAGTCCAGTGTGCTCTTAACTTTCTAGTTTCAGTGTTAACTGTAACAGAAGAGAATCTAATAGTGATTTCACCCATTTCTGACTTAGCTTCCATGTTACTGAATACTTCGTAAGCAGGAGTAACAGTAACTGTATAAGCAGCTCCGAATAAACCAGCACCGTTGTTAACCATTGCAGGGTTGAAATCTGCACCGTAAACACCAGCAGGTCTAAGATCAAGAACAACTTTCGCAGTTCCGTTAGCATAAAGATCGCTAGTCCAGTTTTGGATTTGAGAGAAGAAAGGTACTCTACCACCAGCAGCAACTAATAAAGTATTTCCGTTAGCACCTGAATAATAAATTGCAGTACCAGCAGAGAATCTTAAAGTAACTGAAGATTGAGAAGTTGAAACCTGCACCTAAAGTGAAGTTTGCAGCTAATATACCGTTTGTGAATGTGTTAGAAACAATTGGAAGCGCTGTACCTAAAGCAGTTTCACCTGTACCGAAAGAAAGGTCAAAACCTCTATTGTTATAGAATCTTTCGTATGCAGTAGTATCTGCGAAAATTGGACCAGCTTGTCCGTTTGCTGTGTTAGCAGGAGCAACCTTGCTGTAAGAACCAGGACCTGAGTTATCAGGGAAGTTAGGAATTACAGGGTTGTTAAATGTTGTATCGTTACCGTTGAAAGATACTCTAGCATCCATGTAGAATAATAAACCAGAAGGTAAAGCAAGAGGCTGTACTGATACAATCTCGTTAGCTAACAATCTAGAGAATACTCTTCTTACAATTGGAAATGCAACTGTATCAAATCTACCAGCTGAAGAGTCAAGAGTTACCTCGTTTAACATTGCTTGAGCTTGATTTTCCATCAACTGAGCAGTGTTTGCTTTCTTCATACCTTTAAGACCTTCAAGAAGACCTGAGTCGTCCCAATTTCTTACGATAGCTTGTCTTTGTTCTGCAAGGTTTCTAAACACTGTTAGACCTACCTTACCACTATTTAAAAGTTCACTCATTTTTTTTAATTTTTAATTTTGTTTGTTTTTGTTTAAATAAATATCTACAAATTTTCTTTTTTCGATTTTTTTGTAAAATATTTTTATTCTTCAGAGTTTTTTGATAATCCTGCAAGCTGTTTCATTCTTCTAGCTTCATCACTTTCGTACAAAGGTTTTGCCTCTGTAGTTGGCTTAGCTGTGTGAGTTGTAGTAGATTTAATCTTAGAATCAACATTATTTACTTTAATGTTATTTTCTTTAATGATACTCTTGTAAATTTTTTGAGCTTCTTCAATAGTGTCTGCACTATCAAATTGTTCGCATACTTTAAGTTTCTCATCAAATGATAAACCACCATTCATCAACAACTTATTTACCAGTGCTAGCTTTCCGTTGAAAGTTTGCATTTCATCAAATTGTTCTCTTAGTTGAACGAAAGCTTCTTCGAATTCTTTACGTTCTGATTTTAAACCATTGTTTTCCTTTTTGAGCTCGTCTATTGTAGACTCATATTGAGCTTTTTTATTTTCTTCTAAAGATGTTACAGGTGCGTGATGACCTTTATTTTTTTGCATAACATCCATTTTTAATGTTTTATCTCCAGTTCTTTTTGAAGTAAATCCAAGACCTCTTGTTTCTTCCATTGCTGGACCATTATTAGTCTCTTCATATTCATCAACGATTTCTACATCTTCAGAACCCATATCATCAACGATTTCTAGAACACTATCATTAGGTTCTTCAAAATCTGTAATTTCAAATTCCATTTCTTCTTGAACAGGTACTTCAGCCGCAGGAGCAGGAGCAGGTGCGCCAGCTTCAGGTGCAGGTGCAGTTGCGCCAGCATTTTCGTCATCAATAACTTCAAATTCTTGTCCAGCAGTTTGATCTCCTGTTGCGCCTTGTTGTTGCATCATTAGATTAATAAGTGTATCCATTTTAGACACAAGACTTTCTATAGCAGCATCAGAACCACCTTCTTCAGGAGTTCCTTCTGGAGCTGGTGCAGAAGCATCAATAGCAGGAGCTGGTGCAGAAGCATCAGGTGCTGGGGCAGTAGTTGCTGCAGGAGCAGGAGCTGCAATAGCATCTTGTTCCATTTTCATATCATTATTTTGCATACTTGTTTGATTATTTAATTCGTCATTATTTATCATTTCATCTAACTCTTCGTCATCAGAAACACTAATAGGTTCTTCATCATCAGAAACTGTAAATTCTCCATCTGCATCTTCATCATGAGCACCATCAATATCTGATTCAATATCAGATGATGTAGTGCTAGAATCTTCAGCAGCGTTTACAGAAGCAACTTCTTCACCATCTTTTGAAATGGCTACATTACCTTCAACATCAACAGAGATATTTACATCTTCGTTTAATTTTTCGTTGATGATTTTTAAAAGTTTTTTATCAACCTCTTCTTGAAGCTTTTTTTCAGCTTGGCTTTGAGCAAATGTTCTGATTTCTTCGAAATCAGCTTTGGCTTGTTCTAGAGATGACCTGTTAATGTTGTTGCTCATATTATCTTTTTATATAAGATTTATTAATAAATATTTTAAAATTTCTAAAAACCGATTAAATTTTAATATTTAAACGTTTTTCCAAAAATTATTTCCAGCTAACTTATTTAGCTTTTCGTAAAATTCATTTTGTTCTTTAGTAAATGTGTTGTCTAGCTTCATTATTTTTGCGCTATCTTCATCTAAAGGAATCATTCCTCTTCTGCCCATTTCCTTACCTTCTTTGAATAAATAGGCCCCTGGAGTTGATGGTGATGAAACAAAGTCAAATGCGATTAATTCAAAATCTTCTTGAACCACATCTTTTCCACTAACACTTTTAACAGATCCAACACCTCTTGATGATATACCAAGCATAAAACCTGCTTTTAAAAGGCCTTTTAATGTGCCACCAGCATCTGTTTCTTCGGCGATCAATACTTTACCGTATAAATCTTTTCCTTGCCACCACATGTCAGTTACCCTGTGTGATACATTAGCTAAAGAAACAACAGCGCTATCTGGATGATCTAATTCACCACCAGCAGTACCACTTTCAACAAGTTCCATGTATTTATCAACTTCTCTCTTAAGAATTTCATAAGGATATACTCTACCATTTCTGTTTAAAGTATCGGCTTTCTGAAGAATACCTGTCATTACTAAAGGCTTCTTTTTTTCTTCGAATTCTTTAATTAAATCAGGACTTGCCTTGAATTCGTAGAATTCTGTGATGATACATCTACCGCTATTAATCATGTTATTGTAAATTGATTTAATATAAATATTGAATTTTTTTTCATTTTCTTGATTCTTTGATAATTAACAACAAAAAACCCCCGAAAATTCGAGGGTTTAATATTTATTATGTCTTTATTAGCCAGGAATTATAAAAAATGTTCCTGAATCATACGGCTCAAAATAATAACCAAGAGATTCTACTAAATCATTTAATGGCTTGTATACACCCATTTCATAACCTTCTCCTTCAGCATAATCATTAAATAATTCCATTCCATTATTTGCATAACTTCCTTCTCCTGTCCATATAGAATTTTCACTATAATCACTACCAAAATCTTCACCTGGTTTAAACCATGCTTTTGGAAATTTTTGTTTAAGAACAGCCATTAATTCATCTCTGCTCATAGCTGGCATTCCTTCATTTAATTTTTTAGATTCACCAAACATATCTCCGCCACCTTCTTCTTCTACCATTTCTTTAGCAGTATCTCTTGCAACTTCTAAAGCTCCGTCATAATTTCCGCTTTCTAATAATGATTCTATATCATCTAATCCGTTAGCAAAAGTTGCTGAGTCAGGTAAATCAGAACTAGAAAGTCCAATTATATTATTAAGCATTTGATCAATCATTTTTACACCTGCGCCTCTAGCACCTTTTTCTGCAATCCATTTTTGAAGAGTTGCGATTCCTTTTTCTGTAAGACCTTCGTTTAGTTTTTTCTCTGGGCTCATTGCTTTATAAAGACTTTTTTTATTAATACCATCTTCAAAACTATTTTTCCCTAAAGGGTCAAATCTTTGACCATCATTCTTAATATCTTTTTTAGCAATATCCATTGCACTCTTATCAATCTCATTTGTTGGAGCAGGGACTTTATAGCCTTTGTCTTTTGCAACATTTAAAGCTGCGGCTACAGCCCTATCATGCTTATAACCTTTATCTTTCTGTAAATGAGAGATTTCTTTTCCAATAAAATTACTAGCTTTTTTAGTGTATTTATTTTCACTGAGAACTTTTAAATCATTCTCAATTTTAGTTTTTTCTTCATTTAGAGTATGAAGTTTGTAAAGATTTTGTACTTGTTCCTGGATATAGCTTGCAAGATCTTTTTTGGAAATTTGTTTTTTCATAGCAATTTAAATGTTTCCAATAAATAGCTAAGAAAACCAAAACTAGGAGGATTTTTTATAGATTGTAAAGCATTTTGAATTTGTGAACACATCAGATTTAGACATGATTTTACTTAGTCTTATAGTCTCATCAAAAAGATCAGTATTCTTCTTTGGGCTGATAGGTATTTTAACTAAATTATTTATATTGCAGGTATGTAAATATAACTCTACAGATATGTAGTTTCTCTTGTTGTTATAATTGAAGTTTTCAGGTATGTTTTTTATAAATATATTATCATTTTCTCTCGGAAAAAACTTATTTTTTACGAGTTCTTTTCTTAAGTTGTGAGAATATATTTTACTAAGTTCTTTATCAAGCAAATCTTTTAGAGTTTTCTGATCCTTATTTTTATAATTATCTTTAGGTTCTAACCAAAAACTTGCAAAAATGTAAATAGTATCAGGGGCCTCCCTGTTCTCTACAGTTCCTACTTTTACACTGATATTGTTATTTCCTAATAACTTATCACTTATTTTAATTTCTCTTGCTGTTCTCTTATTATTTGACATACATTAAAACAATTTTGTAAAATATAATAAAAAATGACTTATAAACAAAATAATGAACAAAAAAAAGCCCCCAATTTCTTGGAGGCTCTCATAGTAAGGCTTTTAGTGTTATTTACTTAATACTTCTTTTAATTCTAAATTCGAAATTATACACTCATCAACGTTCACAAAATTTACATTTTTCATGTTTTCTATTTTGTTTTTAAATGTATCTAAAAGTTCAATAGTTACAGGCTCTTTTTCTTCTAATAGTTTAGATTTTATTGTAGAAAGATTTTCTTCTTTAATTTCATTTAAATAACTAATTTTTACTTTTTCATCAGCCACTAAAATAGAGAATATTTTTTTCTCTTCTTCGTTTAGGTGTTTATATCTTTCGTTAAAATTGTTTATTGCAACTTTTGTAACAAACTTCCATGCATCATCTACTAATTTAGGACTGTCAGTTTTTTCTTCAATCTTTTCACTCTCATTAACCACAGGTCTAGTTAGATGTCCTAAAACATATTCATAAGCTTCTTGCTCTCTTTCGAAATCAGAAAAACCTGGCTTAGAAATAGACTCGATCAAAGTATTTACGCTTTCAGCTAATTTTGCATTAAATTTAGATGCAATATGAATATCATCAAGCAATTCTCTTCTTAATGTTTTGTTTTCAGATAATATATTATCCCATCTTTCATTAATGAAAAGGTGGAGATTTTGTGTTATAAATCTCTCTGCTAATCTTTCTTTTGAAAAAGGTTTTGCGTTTTCGAAATTTTTATAAGCATAATGTTGTTTGGTCAAGATTGGACTTTTCTTAACAGCTGTTAAAAACTTATCTAAAGTTTTGCTTTTTTCTTCTTTTATGAGTTCTGAAGCTGATAGTCTAGCTACAGTATCTCTAATAGCCCCGAAGTTAAATGATATGTTTTCTTTCATTATTGGTAAGATTTATATATAAATATTCAAAAAAAGATAATTATGTTTCAAATTTGGTTAATTGGTAAAGAAATAATATATTTGTTTTCTAATTTAAAATCAAATAATTTAACCATGATCAACTATTTAAAAATTAAAGACGGCCTATTTTTAGCAAATCAGACCGTTGCGCTAGAAGCGCAAAAAGAGAAAGCTGTAGAGCTCCACACTCAACACATCTTCGTAATTGATTGTTCTGGATCAATGTCAGGCGAACTATCTACCATCCGCAAGGATCTGTATAACAAAATTTCAACCATGCTTAAACCAAAAGACTCTGTTACCATTATTTGGTTCTCAGGAAGAGGTCAATATGGTGTGTTATTAGAAGATTATAATATTAGTAGCGGTATTTCTCTTGAAAAAGTGAGAGATGTTATTAACAAACACTTAACACCTCAAGGACTTACAGCTTTTAAAGACTCTTTGGTTGAAGTTAAAGAAGTGGTTAATAGAGTTCGTAGTAACAACCCTGAAATGCTACATTCTATGTTTTTCCTTACTGATGGATGTGATAATCAATATTCTACAAAAGAAATATTAAAAGCAACATCTGATCTTAAGGAATATTTAAATAGTGCCACAATGGTTGAATATGGGTGGTATTGCAATAAAGAATTAATGGCCCAAATGGCTCAAGAAGTTGGTGGTGTTCACACGTTCAGCCAAAACTTCCAGGATTATGAGCCGTATCTTACAAAGCAATTTACAGGAGATAATAAAGGAAAGAGAAAATATATCCAACTTGATAATACTGCAAAATTTGACCTTGTTTTTAATGTTGTTGATAACGATATCGTTCTTTATAAGTCAAACGAAAACAATGAAATTTTAGTAAGTATTGATGGTGAGACAAATATTTTTTATTTTACCGATAAAGCTGTAGGTACTCCTATGGATCCTAATTTTGCAGAAGATATGGCTAGTAAAGGCCAAGACCATTCAATGATGAAAGGATTATATGCTTCGTTGTTTGCATTAAGCAGAAAAGGCGACTACAATACTGTTTCTGAAGTTTTAAAATATTTAGGAGATGCTTATTTAATCGTTGAAAAAGCAAACACATTCGGAACTCAAAAAATTAATGAGTTAGAACAAAAATTTAAAGACGCTGTTAACGATAAATCAAAAAGATATACTGAAGGGTATAATCCTAAATTAGAACCAGCAGAAGACGCTTATTGCGTTCTAGACCTACTTGAGGACCTTATGTCTAAAGATGAAAACTTATGGTACCCACAACACGAAGCTTTCAACTACAAAAGAATTGGAAGTAAGACTGTTGCTAAACTAGCAGAGCTTTCGGAAGAAGACAGAAACAGAGTTAATGATCTCCTTGATCAAAATAAATTAGATGAGGCACACAAACTTCTTGAAGAAATTCAAAAGAACATGCCTGTGCAACTTAAATTTGTTTATGATGGAGATTTACAACCTTTCCCAATTTCTGATCTTGTTTGGAATGAATCAAGAGCTAATCTATCAGTTCAAGTAAACTATAAGGGCCACGTTGTACTTCCTACAAATTCATTTAATCTTCCAGCTGAATTTAAAACTAATCAATTCAGAAATTATACTTTGATTAAAGATGGTGTTGTTTATAATTATACGCTTCCTATTTCTTTATCAAAAGAAACTTTTGACAAACTTCAATCTAATGGATTGTTAAAAGGAGAATCTTTTGAAGCTAATAAAATTTATGTTCTTGACTTCTCTAAGATCCCTGTTATTAATAGAAAAATGGCTAAGACTCTTTCTGCAAAAGAATTGTTTACAAACGAATGGGAACTTACAAAATTAAAAGCTGCAAATGCTGTTTATAATTTTTATAAGAAAAAACATTTCGAAAATCTTGGTGCGAAATTTTCTGAGACTTATGGTGTTGATGCGGCTAAGTGGCTTGCAGAACTTGGTCTTAAAGAATATGGATTTACTCCTCCGTCTAAGACTGAAAAAACAGGAGAAGAAATTGATGTTAACGTTTTAGAAGTTAAAATAGAAAAATTAAGTTCTTCAATCATTAAGAAAGATATTGAAACTGCTGAGAAAAAAATTCTTGCAGAAAGCAAAGACTTATCTCCAAAAGAAGCATTAACAGAAAATGCTATTAGAGAATTCAATCAATTCCTTGGGCTGATCAAAGATGTTAAGGATAAGGATAAAATGCTTGAGAATTGGCTTTACGATAAATCTAAAGCATTCAGAAGTCAAAAGAATAAATTGATGTCTGATATCTCTAAGGCTAAATTTTTAACGATTGTAGGCAAAAATTGGTTCGTAGAATTTACTGATAGAAGTCAAAATGAAATGACTTTAACTATTGACTCTAAAGAGTTAAAGTTTAAGGTTGAAGATAAGATGGAAACAGTTAAAATCTAAAAAATATCAAAACGGTTATAGCAAAAAAAGGGGCTCAATATAGGCCCCTTTTTTATTTTCATAAATCAAAGATTATACTAATCCTTGTAGTATTGTGTAGCCAGCTGTTAATCCTGTTGAGTTAAAAATTGTGTGCTCTCCTGGTTTAACATTGTTACCAATAAATTCAAAACCTAAAGTAGCTCCTGTTGGAGTTGCAGTATTTCTGAAGTAATAAGAATTTCTTTCATAATCAAAAATAGTAACGCCTTGTTTTGCAAGAGCAGCACGATTTGTAATTTGTTCAGAAACTCTTAAGCCTTTCATAGCAACAAATTTATTACTAGGAATAACTTTTACTAAAGCCTTAGACCCATCTCTATATTCTATTTTAAATGGGTTTTGCGAAAAATTGATTAAAATTACCATAATTGTGTGTTTTTGTTTATTATAAATAGAAACACCTTTTTTTAATAATGGCAGTTTAGATAAAAATATTTTTAAATTAAAAAGGCCTTAACAGGCCCTTTTATTATAATTCTCTCCACATGTAGTACATCGTATCATCGACATTTCCATCTATAACAAATCCACGTTCTTTATAAAAATTAATTGCGGTTTCATTTTCTATTAACACCGCTAGTCTAAGAGTTTTTGTTCCTTTTTCTTTTTCGGCTTCTATTACTTTTTCCATTAAAGTTTTACCAAATCCTTTTTCTCTAAATTGTTCACCAATAGAAAACATCATAACCACTTTATCATTTTCAGACATTGACTCTTTTGGTTTTACAAAATCGGTATTTCCAATCCAGGCACCTCCAACATAGACTCCGTCTACGTCTAGACTATAGTAATCATCTCTTTTAAGTGTAATTTCAGACATTTTTATAATTTAAATTGAAACAATTGATTCTTTTTGTTTTTTGTTTGCTTCTTTTTTAGCTATTATTTCCTTATACAATTCAGCTCTTTGTGCAGTAACAATCTTTAAATCATACTTTTCTTTAACGTAGTTATGAAGGTTGTCTGCAAGCATTTGTCTATATACAGGATCTTGGATAACTTTCTTAATAGCCTTATACCAATCATCTTTATTATCTTTGATTAATATACCTGTCTCACCATCTTTCAACAATTCCTTGTATATACCAAAGTTTTGAGCGATTAGAACTTTCTTTTTCATTCCAGCCTCAATAATTTTTAGCTCTGATTTAACTTCGTTAAAATAATTTACTCTATTAATTATTTGGCCTTTATCTGTTTTATAAACATCTATAGCATCAATTGGGGCCAAGCACACATCACAATAGTCATAATGCTTTGCATACTGAGTAAGAGGCAGTGTCCATCTTCTTATATAATTTTTCTTATATTGTTCAGGATAATCTTCTCTCTTAATTTTTTTAAGCCATTTGAAATATTCAGGATCTTCGCTTTCTTCTCTGTAGTTTGCTGTAAAAATCTCCTCAAATTTATTCCAAATAGTTTCGTGCGGCTGAATTGATCTAGTGGTTCTAGAACCATCAGGTTTAATTTCTGTGATTGTACCTCTTATATCATAACCACACATAATCATTTGGAACTTATCTTTTAGATCTTTGTTGTTATAAAGCATTCTCATTGAATTCTCCATAAGTTTTAAGTCATTAAAGTGAGATGAACCACCAATCCAAGAAACTCTACATTTTCCACTTTCATTAGGAACGGCTTCTGAGGTCCACATCTTATCATTCATATTTAATGCATTTGGTATAACCAAAACATTTGAATTTATTGGTTTTATATAGCCAGCAAAGATATTTGTTGTTGTACTGACATAATCAGATTGTGCAATAACTTCTTTTATTTTTTCTGTTAACCCCTCTTTTTTAACAAGCTCATACAAAGGGTGAGTTGTAGGTGGTTCCCAAAAATCATCTATATCCATGATTAACGTTACACCAAGTTCTTTTAGTTTAGAAAAAATTTCTCCCATTTTTTCATGTGGACCAAAATGTCTATGAAAATGTATGATATCAAACTGTTTTAGATATTCAAAATTATCAAACGCTGGCGCTAGATTAATCTCTACATCAAACTCTTCTCCATGATACTTAGAAAGAGCCTGTGCAGGCCAGATATTACGAAAATGCCCCACACCTTGACTATCAGAGGGTGCCATTAAAATTTTAATTTTTTTGCTCATTTGCTTTTAATTTTAATGAAAATATATCCCTATAAAAAATAAAAGTAAAGTAAAAACAAAAAAACCTGCTTTTTAGGCAGGTTTTAAATTTTAAGGTCGTTTTTTAACCTTTATAATCAGTAGCTTCTTGTCTGGCTTTTTCGATATCTGTTTGATCGTATGCCTCACAAAGATTTAATTTTAAATTATTGTCAACATTTTCTTCAATAGAAATAAAGTTTCTTCTTCTTTGTGCATCCATAGATGAAGTGATATGATCACTTACAATACAAAATTGGCCAGGTTTTAATATTACACCAACCGTTACGGTGTTACTTTTTGCAGCAGCGATTTTAATATCTTGAGCCACTTTAGCGATGTTTGTTACTTTCCACATAATTTTAGTTTTTTATAAATATATCCTTTATCTACTTAAAAGTAAATTACTTTTTAACGATATATCCTTTGTTTTTTGATATTCTATTTTTTGGCAAGAAATAACTTGTGCCATCGAAGTGCCATTCTTCCACTTCTTGATTTTCATTCTTTAAAAAATCTCTTCTTCCAGCGCCTATATACTCTTTAAGAGCTTCAGGTAATTCTGATTTAACAAAAGATCCATTATCATCAACTAGCTTAGCCATATTCAAATCAAATGCAACAGCATTTAATTCTGTAATGTCTCCATTGCCTTTAAATAATCTATTAGATTCTTCCATTGGCCTTACAGCTTGAGATTGATCATAACCATAACTCTCTTTAGGGGCAATATAATGGCCCATATTATCTGTTGGTACGTTTGGGTTGTTTGGGTCTAATGCGCCGAAAGCATATTTCTTTGGACTAGAATCAACTGTAGAACCACCCATCATTCCTTTTTGAATAAGGTCTTTTACAATCTTTGTAACAATAGCTTCAAGATCAACCGCAGTTGATATTTGAGCCATTATATTAGAATTGTCTGTTCCTGTTGTTTGAGGTAAAGATGGAGCTCCATAAGGATTCTCTTTATATTTCGCCTGAGCTTCAAAATCAGGGTCAAATCTTTTCTCAACAAACTGAGAAGTCCCATTTACATAATTGAATTCAATCTCACCAATTTTTTCAAATTTGGCCATATAAACTTCAGCTTTCTTTTTTCCTTCATTAACCCAGAAATCATTCATAGATTTTTTAACATCAGGATTTTCAAAAGTTCTAAGAGGCGCATTGGTCAAATTTTCTCCACCATGACTTAGTTCATTCATATCAAATACAATAACCTTTGCAGGTTCTATTTTGTTTAAGAATGATGGTAATTCAGGTGTATATGCAGGAATGTTTCCTGAAGTGCTTTGATCGATTTGCGTAGTTGAATTTGTGATTCCTGTTCCAAAATTATCAGCATCTATAGATGGAGTATAATATTTGTTTGTAGGCACTTCTACATCACCTGTTTCTGTTGGCATTGCATTAGTAGGAGCTGCCATAGGTGGCCCTTCTGTTTGCTCAGGTATAATTTCAGGAATTGCATTTCTAGCGTTGTCCATGTTTTGTTTGTATAAAATGTCTTTAACTATTTTGTCTATAGTGGCACCATCTAAAACTTCATTAAGGCCTTCGTTTTTTATTTCGTTGGCAATCATAACTTTAAGTTCCTCTATATTAATCTTTTCCGCCATGTTTTGAATTTACTTATAAATATCTAGTTTTTTTCATTCTTAAGTTCTTTATTTTAAAGAAAAAAAAGGTATATTTATAAAAAAAGCATTGCATGGGAGATAAAAAAAGGTCTGGTAAAAGAATACCAAGGTATGAACAAGAAGAAATTGAGTCTTACAAAAACAACTCACAATCTATTAGAAATGGAACTAATGAGTTCATATCTGTAAAAAAACTAGCATTTGAATTAACTAAGAAACAAAAGGAATTAGTAAAATTATTGCACAGCAATAAAATAATTACAATTACAGGACCTCCAGGAACATCAAAAACATTCATTGCGTGTTACGCAGCTGTACAAGCATACATGTCAGGTAAGTGTAAAAACATAATTCTTTCTAAACCCACAGAGATATTATCAGGGACAAAAGACCCAGGTGCTCTTCCAGGATCATTAGAAGAAAAAATGTCTGTTTACGCAGAGTCTTTTATTGATTCATTTGATGAGATTCTTGATAAAAAAGATTTTAAACACCTATGGAGTGATAAAGTAATAGAGTTTAAACCTGCTCAGTTTTTAAGAGGAAGAACTCTAAAAGATTCTTTTATTATAATTGATGAGTTTCAAAACTTTGATATAAAGGCTCTTAAAAGCATCGTTACTCGTCTTGGTCGTAACAGTACAATGATATTTATGGGAGACACAAGACAAAATGATATTAAAAAAGAATTTGTTGCTATAGATGTATTTAATGAGATAATAAAACCAATCAAGGGATGTGCAACATTTGAGTTTGAAAGAGCTGATATTGTACGTGATCAAATCCTTATTGATATCGTTGATAGATTTGAGAAATTTGAGGATGAAGGTAAGTTGCCAGCCACCCAGAAAGGAAATTAAAAAATTTCAAACTATTTATAAACAAAAAGTTATGAGTAATCCAAATGAATTAAATCCAACTGGAAAAAAGTTTGTAAACGAACTTATGAATCCAGATGAGGCTCTTAAAGAAGCTGTTAATCAAGCTAATCTTAAGAAGCCAAAAAATGATATTGTTGAAAAGTCAGGCATTCTATTAACAAACGATGGAAGAGCTGTTCTAAACGAAGACAAACAAGAAAATATCTAAAACAAAAAACCCCTTTTTAAGGGGTTTTGTTTTTTAAGAAGGGTTCTTAATTATTTCTCTGACATTATTAAACTTGGAGGTTTTTAACTCTTCAAATCTTTCGCCACCTTCTGGCTTTCTGTAAACAGTAATTGTTCCAGGTCCGCCAAGTTTCATATCGGACACTTTTAAGGCATCACCACTTTGAATACCTTCAATGTTTGTCTCTATTACTTTATAGACGTTGTTGTCAGAAAGTTTTTCTGCAATGAAATATTTACCTCCGCCTTGAATCTTAATTTTATTTCCTTTTAAGAATTCTTCGTTTTTAAATTCATTAAGAGATTTATTGCTAAACACACTAACGCCTTTAGATCCTATTTCTTGAGTTCCAGTTTCTATTTCCTGACCAAGTTTATTAAGATATTCTACTTTCTTTTCGTAAAACATAATAAGTTTTCTAAGTACAGTAACTTGTTCTTCTTTTACTCTTTTAAGTTCAACATAATCTTCTTTCTCTACAGCCTTATCTTCATCAGATTTAAGCTTGTCGAATTTCTTATTATATAACGTAATTAAACCAGCATCAATATCTCCGATAACATCTTCTAAATGCTCGAAAGCCTGAGACTCTTTCATAAGCTTCAGACCTTCGTTTTTTATGTGTTCTTTCAAAGTATTAATATTGATTTTACTCATTGTTGTCTAATTTCGCAAGTTTTCTCATTCTATCAATTTCGCTTTGTAGCGCTGATTTTTGATTTTTGTCAAGTCCTTCTGAAAGGATGTTTAAATAAGCAGATTTAGTTTCTTTAGATTCTGCAATAACTTTACCTGTCTTATTTTTACCTTCCTTAACGTGAGTATCTTTTTCTAGGTTGTCATTTACTTTATCAGCATCAGCATCTTGAGCAACACTATGTCCTTCAAGAGGCTCTTCTACAGATTCTGTTTTCACAGCTTGGTCAGCAGTCATGCCTTGTTCAGCACCTACACCACCTTGTACTTCTGCATATTCATCAACTTCTTCAGCGTTTTCATCTTCAGATCCTTCAACATTACCTTCAACTCCGTCTGAATCAACTTCAACTTCTTCAAATTCTTCGCCATTATCTTCTGTACTAGCACCTTCAGCACCTTCAGCACCTTCAGCACTTTCAGATTCTCCGCCTAAAACAGCTCTGATTTTAGCTTCGATAGCAGCTCCAAGTTCAGCAAATTCATCAGCAAGACTAAGCTCGCCTTTTTCTTCAGCTTCACCTTCTCCGCCTTCTATACCAATTTCAAGAGTTTCTTCGTCTTCATCTTCTAAAAGATGAGAACCTTTTTTCTCGAATTTAGGCTTAAATTTTTCACCTTGACCACCGCCAAATGATTGACCTGGTGCTAATTTTTCTGTTCCAGCAGCTTCAACTTCTTCTAAAGAATTATCTTCAGAGTCCATTTGACCAAGTTCTTCATTGATCTGCTTAATTCTAGCCTTTAATTTATTTTTAGTCATCAATCTTTGGAATTCTTCCTTAATGATTTGATTAACTTCTTTCCAGTTTGTTTTGATTGCCATAATATTTGTTTTTTAGTGGTTTTTATTTTTGTGATTTTAACTCCTCGTTTTCTTTTTTAAGAGAAGCAATTTCTTCTTTAAGCTTATTAACTTCATTAAGCTCTTCTTCTTTAAGAGTGTTTGCATCGTCTTTTATTTGCATATCTCTTTCAAGTTGTGCAATATGAGAGATGTTTTGAAAATCGTTTACAAAGCCAGTCTTAGATTTTTTAGAAATATCATGAGGGTTATTGAAACCGAAAGTTCCAACCCATCCCACTTCATTTAATTGTTTTAATTCTGTATTGATAGAAAGAACGCTTTCATAAAGCTCTTTTTTTCTTTTCATTTTAAGCGCCTCTTCTACGATAGCTGCCTTTATACTAGATGGAGTTATTTTTTTCATACTAATTTATTAATAAATATCTAAAAAAATTGATTTTCGAAAGACTATTTTATAAATTTATCTTCAAACCAACATATATAAATAATTAAAATTTTTAAAACATGGAAAATTTAATAATAGGCACCAAAGAAAACTTCAGCGACCTAATAGAATCAGATAAATTAACAATTGTAGACTTTTGGGCGGCATGGTGTGGGCCATGCAAAAACCAAATACCAATTTTAGAAGAATTTGCTAAATTAAACCCTGATGTTCAGGTTATTAAGGTTAATGTTGATGAAAATTCAGAATTAGCCACTTCCTATGGAATTAGAAGCATTCCTACTATTGTATATATAAAGAATAGCAC